TTTAAAAATGTGAGGTTTTAATGGATCCGATTACTCTACTTGCTGCGCTTGGGCCGCTTGCCGTCGATCTCGGTAAGTCCTTGATTGGGCGCTTTATTCAGACCGACGTATACAAGCCCACTAATGTTGCCGAATATACTCAAATGCGTCAGACCGACTTAGCGATGTTTCAAGCGATGAATAACGCAGGTGCTGGCGGCAGCACTTACCCGTGGGTTGAGGCGATTGTACGTTTGATGAGACCTGCTGTTGGGGCTATTGTCTTAGGTACTTGGAGCTTTATGATGCTTACGGGGCAAGACTCTCCTGCCGTTAACAACTTTGCGTCTGCCGTGGGTTTCTACTTGTTCGGTGATCGCACCCTGTTCTACGCACAAAAGAAATGAAAGAAAACTGGAAACAAGCGTTTGAACAAATGCTTACCTCAGAAGGCGGGTTTACGGACGACGAGCGTGATAAAGGCAACAGGCTGCCAGATGGTCGTAAAGGCTCTACCATGCTCGGAGTAACGCAATTTAACTGGGAAAATCACATCGGACATCAAGTCACACACGACCAGATGCGTCGCCTAACCCCTGCGGACGTTGAACCACTGTACAAAAAGAAGTACTGGGATGTTGTTTGCGCCGACGAGCTACCTTCTGGCATTGACTATTTGGTCTTCGATATGGGTGTGAACGCCGGTCCGGGTCGTTCGATCAAGCTATTACAGGCTGTTGTGGGTGTGACACCTGACGGTGGGTTAGGACCGATCTCAATGGCTGCTGTCTTAGCTGCTGACCCTGTTGAACTGATTAAAAAGTTTAGCGATGCCAAAGAAGAGTTCTACCGTGGGCTTGATGATTTTCCTGTTCACGGCAAAGGGTGGCTAAACAGGGTTGCGGCTGTTAAAATCAAAGCATCCTCCATGCTTGGGTAAATCATGCCATTAATAAAACTCCAGCTAAAACCCGGCGTCAATCGAGAAAACACTCGCTATCAACAAGAATCAGGTTGGTATGAGTGTGACAAGATTCGTTTTCGCGCCGGTACACCAGAAAGCATTGGTGGTTGGCAGCAGATATCTACGGATACATTTTTAGGTATATGTCGTGCGCTTTGGAACTGGATTACCATAGGTGGCGCTAACTATATTGCAATTGGCACAAACTTAAAGTACTACATTGAAAACGGTGGGCAGTACTATGACATCACACCAGTTCGTGCGACCACGACCGGAACAGCTACATTTGCAGCTACAAACGGATCTCCGATTCTTACGGTTACTGATGCCGCGAACGGTTCTATTATTGGTGATTTTGTTACCTTTAGCGGCGCAGTAAGTCTTGGCGGGGCAATTACTGCCACAGTTCTTAATCAAGAATATCAAATTGTTTCTGTACTCACAGCAAACACTTACACAATAAGTGTGGGTGTAAACGCTACCGGCGCAGACGTTGGCAACGGTGGCGCATCTGTTGTAGCCGCATACCAAATACCTGTCGGGCCTGAGTACCAAGTTCCGTTGGTTGGCTGGGGTGCTGGCGGATGGGGCGCTGGGTTTTGGGGTATCGGTACAACATCGTTAACCGATATTCGCTTATGGTCTCAAAGCAACTTTGGCGAAGATTTAATATTTGCTGTGCGTAGAGGGGCGATATATTACTGGGACGCAAGTGCGGGTCTTAGTGTAAGAGGTGTATTGTTATCGTCTTTGGTGGGCGCAACAGACGTCCCTGTCGTGCAAAACTTTATTATGGTGTCTGACGTATCTAGGTTTGTGTTGGCATTTGGTTGTAGCGATATCGGCTCTGCTGATCAAAACCCAATGTTAATTCGCTGGTCAGATCAAGAAAATGCAATAAATTGGACACCAGCTTCCACAAATCAAGCAGGTTCGTTAACGCTTTCTCATGGCTCGGAGATTATTTCCGCCATACAAACCCGCCAAGAGATTGTTGTTTTTACCGATGCGTCTGTATATAGCTTGCAGTATCTTGGGCCTCCAATTGTTTGGGGCGCAACATTGTTGGCAGATGGTATTTCTATTATTGGTCAAAACGCCGTAGTTGTAGCTTCGGGCGTAACTTACTGGATGGGGATAGACAAGTTTTACAAATACGACGGTAGCGTTTCTACATTGCGTTGTGACTTACGCCAACATGTATTTTCAAACATTAACCTGTCGCAATCCCTCCAAGCATTTGGTGGAGTAAATGAAGCTTTCAACGAGGTGTGGTGGTTCTATTGCTCGGCTGACAGTACGGTTGTAGATAAGTATGTCATTTACAACTATATAGAAGATATTTGGTACTACGGCACAATGGGTCGTACAGCTTGGATCGGTGCAGATGTAAGTAATTATCCTGTTGCAGCCACCTATAGCTATAACTTGGTTAACCATGAAGTTGGCGTTGACAATGAAGAAACCGTCACTCCTACGGCAATTAACGCATATATTGAAACGGCAGAGTGGGATGTAGGCGATGGTGATAGTTTTACGTTTATTCGCCGTGTACTGCCTGACGTTACATTTAGAGCCTCTACAGTAGCTTCAACTCCGCAGCTAACCATGACCATTAAACCAATGCAGAACTCTGGCTCTGGGTTTAATAGCCCACAATCGTTAGGCGGCAGTTCGTCTGCGTCTGTTGTTCGGATTGCTCAAGCCCCGATTGAGGAGTTTACGGGCCAAGTTTTTATTCGGGTTCGTGGTCGTCAGTTTATCTTGCGCTACGAATCGGAACAGCTAGGTACAGCATGGCAGGCAGGTGCAACCCGTGTTGATGTTAAACCAGACGGCAGGAGAGGGTAATGGGGCTATTTGCTAACCGCGCTCCACCAAGCCCACCGCGTCCACCGGCTGAGTATGAGAAGCAGTATTTTGACATGCTTGTTAACGTCTTAAACTTGTTTTTTCAACAAACTAATGCAGTGCAACCAATTAATATTGCACAATTGAACATTGATATAAACACCCTACCGACTCAAGCAAACCTTGCAAACTTGCGTGTGGGTGATGTGTATAGGGACACCACGGCAAGTAATGTGTTAAAGGTAAAGGTATGACATATCGTATCGAAACAAGTGGCGGTAGTGGCGGCGGTGAGGGTGATGGTAGCCCTGAAGAGACGGTACTGTTAGGCCCGAGCGGTAATTTTGTAGCTAGTTTACGGCAAGGTGAAGACGGAACATACAGTGCCATTATTTCCAGCGGTGGAGATTCAGGAGGGAATTATGGTGGCGGATCATTCACATTAGAAGACATCATCAAGCAGTCTAAGTCCAAAAAAAATGTTCCGTTTGGTACAGGTAAAGGTAAGGCTCTTGGATATGCATATGTGCTAAAGAATAGAGATGGTGAGGTATATCAAAAATACGATGCTAAAGGCAACCTAACAGAATTCAGAGATTATCACCACGACACATGGATAAAATCCAGCGATGTTAAGCCTATTGGAACGGTGTTTGACTCACAACTAGGCAAGTTGGTCACAGAATATCAATACGAAAATAAAGACCTTGGTATTGATAAAACTAAGTTTACTGCTGATAACGCAAGGTTTATGGAACCGTACTCCAAAGATCAAGGCGGCTTCATGGGTGAGGGTGGCTGGACAAAAATAGCTGGGATGGTTGCCGCAGGTCTGACGGCTGGTCTCGCAAGCGGTGCGTTATTGCCAGCATCTGTGGCGGCGGCAGCCCCCGGATCGGTTGCGGCGATTGGTCTAACCGCATTAAAAAGCGCACTTACAAGCATTGCTATTGCGGGATTTCAAGGCGCCTCACCTGCTGAGATGCTCAAGGCTGGGTTAACAGGCGCTATTTCGGCTGGCATTAACTCTTATTTACCTGTCTCTGGGTTTACTTCTTTTGAGCAGGTGGCTGCAAGAATTGCTACGCAAACCGGATTAGCCGCAGTAAGTGGCGGAGACATTAAAAATGCGTTGATAAGTTCTATTATTAGTTCTTCTTTGCCCGCCATTATTAATGAGGCATTGCCTCAAGACATTCTAGATACGCTAAACAGCATGCCTGACTCGGCTAGAAAAGTTGTAATGAGTACGCTTAATAGCACTCTTATGGCTGGGGTACAAGGGCAAGACATTTCTGATGCAGCTATAAAAGGCGTTACAAAGGGCCTGACAAGTGTTGCTACAGGATTTGCTAATGGTGTATTTAAAGACCTGTCTGAGTCTGAGTTAGCTACAACCGTTAGCAATTATTTAAACCCAAGCAACGAAGAGTTTCAAGCCCTTCCCGTTGATGCAAATACTACGCTAGATGATGTTATTAGAGAGCTGCCAAAAACAGATACAACAACTCCAGTAACTCCAACAACTACAACTGATACAACGACTTCAGTAAATCCAATAGATACTACAGCTACAACTGATACGTACTCGCCAGAAAACGTCATGGCGGCTCTTACAGAGGGTTATCAGAACGCGCCTACCACAACAGGTCTTCCTCAGTATGCAAGTGCAACGACTAGCGATGTAAACCCACCCACTTCCGGTGATGGTGGAATAGGAACCTCAATAAGCGGTTCTGCTAATTATGATTACGATGCGTTACTAAAAGAATATCAAAAGGTTGAGCCTGATGCTGCTATTGATAACCAAGGCTTTTTAGATTGGTTGGACAGCCAATCTACAGATTATTTAAGTAGCGCAGGTAGATTTGAAATGTTGTTGCCAGAGGGGTATCGTCGCGCCACTCAAGAAGAAATTGATGCTGGTTTAGCAAGCCCCCATTTTTTGTACTCTGCCGGAAATGCTGCAAGTGAGGAAGCGTATTTAGTTCCTGTTGAGCAAACAGATACCACCGAAACTACACCGTCTATTACGGGCAATCCAGATCTAGATAATATTATTAATGAAACTTTAAATACTACTACAACTACCACCGACACTACTGGAACTACCGACACCACCGATACTACTGATGCTACCAAACCCACTGATACTACCGACGTTACTGACGCAACTGACGTTACCGATACTACTGATGTTACTGACGCCACTGATACTACTGATGTTACTGATGTTACTGACGCAACTGATATTACTAATGTTACTGATGTTTCCGACACTACCGACACTACGCCGTCGCTTACTGGCAATGTAGATTTAGATAATATTATCAATGAAACTTTAAACCCCACTACGACTACCAGCAGTGCCGACACTACCGACACTACCGGAACTACGGGCGTTACCGGAACTACGGGCGTTACCGGAACTACTGGAACTACTGGAACTACTGGAACTACTGGAACTACTGGAACTACTGGAACTACTGGAACTACTGGCGTTACCGACAGTACAACGGATACAAACACAACAATAGAAGACATTATTAATGCGGGATCTGGTACAGACACTACACTAGAAGACATTATTAACACGGGTACAGATACTACTAACACTATAGACCTAGGGAACTGGAAAGACATTACTGACATTGCCGATGTTATCGACGCAACCAAACCCACTGAAACTACTGTCGAGCCACCTGTTGTTGAACTACCTGCTGATACAACAGACTCGGAAGAAAAAGACGAAGGCGAAGAAGAAAGTATAGGCGGGGGTACAGGCGGAGGCGGTATAAAGCCACCTACAAAGCCGCCCGCAAAGCCACCCACAAATCCGCCCACAAGCCCAGCGCAACCGTCAAATAATTCGTTGCCTCAAAGCAGCTCCGTCTCAGTGCAATCCCCCGCTGGTGCGCAGATTGACTATCTATACGACATTAGTGGAGAAAGCATTTTTGCTCCGGTGAGACAGCGAAATGAAAAACCCAAACAGGGTGAATATTACGACTCCCAAGGCAAATATCAATATGCCGAGGGCGGTTTCATTGACGGCAATGATATACAAACCATAAACGATTTATACGAATTATTAAGGAGTAAATGATGGACGAAGAACTTAATGTAGATTATGAGTATTATGGCAATGATGGGGTTTCCACGACCGACATAGATAGAAGTGCAGGTGGTGATTTTGCTGATATTAACGAAGCGGTTTCTACGGGCAATATTGGAACTGCCATGGATTCCGATGCTTGGAAAGCATATACAGCAAATTTGCAACTTCCGGCTGGTGTTGATTGGTCTGGCATACTTAAGAAATTTGGGCCTACCGCGCTTGCAACCGGATTGCAGTTATCGGGCTTGCTCAATAATAATCAACAAAAATCTGGTTATCAGGGCGGAATTCCATCGCTTACTGCGAGCCGTCAGCAATTGCCTATTAACTATAACGCTGACCGCGTTCCCGGAAGTATGGGTCGCCGGTATTTTACTGACACGGTGTACGCACCAAAAACTCCTCCTCCTGTGGCTCCTGCGCCCGTAGCTCCTGCACAAGAAACTCCAGTTATCCCTGTTGCTCAAGGCGGAATGATTGGTTACGCACAAGGCGGGATTGCAAACCTTGGGTATTATTTAGGTGGCGCAACAGACGGAATGGCTGATAAAATACCAGCAAGTATTGCAGGTAAACAAAAAGCTGCATTAAGCCACGGTGAGTTTGTAATTCCTGCTGATATTGTTAGTGCGTTAGGAAGCGGTAATTCGAGCGCAGGAGCTAAGGTTTTATACGGCATGATGGATCGGGTTCGTCAACACGCTCACGGCACGAAGAAGCAAATTAAACCCGCGAATCTTAAGAAAACACTACCCGCTTGAGGTAAAAAATGGCAACTGGTCCCGTAAACACTGGCACATCCGCCCCTACCATTCCCGATCCGTTGGTTGGTCAACAGCTAAGCACAGAATCGTCCCTATCTAATTGGGCGGGGCCGTATGTCACTGACATGCTTGGCAAGGGTCAAGCGCTTTCTGAGACGCCGTATCAAGCGTATATGGGGCCGCTGACTGCGGGTACGTCTAATCTACAAGACACGGCGTTTCAAGGTGTTGCTGGACTGACATTGCCTCAGAACATGGGTGGCTACACCCCTCAGTCGTTTACCAGTGCTGGTACGGCGCAGCAATACATGAACCCGTACCTTCAGGCTTCTCTTGACCCACAGTTAGCTGAAGCGCGTCGCCAAGCGGAAATCTCGCGTATGGGTGATGCTGCAAGACTTACTAAGGCAGGTGCTTATGGCGGTAGTCGTCAGGCAATTATGGAGTCTGAGCTTAACCGTAACCTTATGACTAAACAGGCCGACATTACTGGTCAGGGTTACAACACTGCATACGACAAGGCTATGCAGCAGTTTAATGCTGAGCAAAACTTAGGCATGAACGCGCAGAATTTTACCAACCAATATGGTCTTAACGCCTTGACTAAGCAGGCTGAGCTTGGTGGCGTTCAGCGCGGCATCGAGAGTGAGGGTATTGCAGCGGATTATGGTCAGTTTAAAGAAGAGCGTGATTATCCGTATAAGCAAGTTCAATACCAACAATCACTGCTTCAGGGTATGCCTCTAGCTACGCAATCGTATAGCTATCAACAGCCTTCTGCGATATCGAGCGCAGGGGGCACAGCCGGTGGCATTCAGTCCCTTATAGAATATCTATTTAAAGATAAAACCACGCCGCCCGTTAAGCCTTAAGGAATTATTATGCCCGGTATTGACAATAGAGTTGAACAAACGGCTAATGCCTATATGGGCAATCCGAAAGCGTTACAACAAAAATATGCGCAGACAAAAGATATT